GGGAGAGATTACCCCCTCTCCAGACCCGCGCAGCGAGGTCAGTTTGGTCGACGTCCACAAAGCTCTAGTGGATTAGCAAAGTTGTACCATGGGGTCCAGCGAGTACGCTCCGTGCAGAGGCTCAACGAGAAACGCCTAAAGAGGCGAGTGGCGAGAAGCTTACACGTGCACATAGCTAGCGAAGGGTTCAGTTCGCCAGGTTCCTTCCTGGATTGAATACTGCCCACAGCACTTGTTCACCTTTCCGATTTCGGACCACTACCACCACATTCCGGTGTGCACTACCAGTGTGCACTGAGACGAAGAGCTTCATCACCGAGGGATCTTATTCGTAGTCCTGAGCATTCGATTTCGTCGACCACACATATTTGTCACTGCGTGACTGTGCGGTAGGCGCGCTGCCAACTTGTTTTTCTTCCACCTTGCCAGGTTAATTTCAACGCCTGTCTCAAGGACGCCGAGGGAATCACTTTCGCGAAGAGTGGGAATAAGTTTTTGTAAGTTTTCGTTAACAGCGGAGACTAACAGATTCAGCGCTTAAGCCGCGCAAGCGGACAAGTTTAGACTCTTTCCGAGAGCAAGACAGAAACAGATTTGCTTTTTGTTTTTGTTTTTGTGTTGTTGACTCATAGCAGCGATGACTTGTAGGGTGAGACACGGATCGCAGAGCTGGCCATGGACGTCCAGGCCGGCGGGATCATGTATTGGATCACCAAATCTTTCACCTTTGTCTTCAGCACGCCAGAAGTGGTCATAGCAGTCCCATCCCCTTTCACGTAGTTCGTATAGCCGAGGCCAGTGAGCTCCGCGGAGGTGTTTGGAAGACCTGCCATATTCAAAAGGTCGCTTGCGATTGCGGCCGTAAGACCAGTTCCAGTGTGCGTCATATCGACGAGGTACTCACCAGGGTTCGGAAACCGAAGGTGAGTGTAATCCTCGAGCGCCACCACAGACCGGAGTGGATCTGCATTGCTGGCAACCGCAGCGGAGAAGGGAAGGTCCTTCGTTCCGGTGCCTGCTACCTTGCCAGACCAGTCATAGGGGGTGACAGAGGGTGAATGGGGTGTCATGAGGTCAACCTCGTAGCTAACCATCAGCATTCCGACTCCACCTGCCTGTTCAGCGTTATCGGTCGCATAAACCAGGCTGCCAACGTCATACGTCTTTCCGTCACTATTTGCCGGGTAGGCAGTTGTTCGCACGAACTTCTGCACTCCAAACTTACTCAAGTTGGAGATTGTAGCCCGAGTGACGAGATTCTGATAGACGGGTCCGTTGGTGTTGTTCTGGTAGGTCATCATCTTTGCCTTCGTGGTAGGGGCCTCGTCCAGCACATCATAATCGATGGCCATCATGAAGCTACCCGCTTTGCTGGTACCCACGTAGGGACGGTAGATAAACTCCAGTCTCTTGAAATGGTAGAACTCGTAGTTCGCCGCCAGGTTACACAGCCAAGGGAAAACCGATGGCATACCTGGATTGATGGACAGCAGGTGAGGTGTGAAAGCAGCAGTACCGGAAATATCCAGCACATACTCCTCATTGGTGACGGTGATCTTTCCGTCCTTTCCGCTCTGGCGAATCATTGCCTGAGAGCGGCGCTGTTGAGGTCGAGCATAACTCGCAGGAAGGGGCTGACTGACCAGTTGGAGCGCACGAAACGCTCCCTGCTTGGTAGTCGCACTTGCGGTTGCTTTCTTTTTCTTGCCTTGGGCATTCTTTGTTTTGTTTTGTTTCTGCATTACAGGACGAAGCTTCGCCGCGAGGTAATTGGTCCAGAAGTCGATAGTATGGGATCCCTGCTCGACGACAGGGACTGTACATCGTGTCAGCTCTCACAAGGAGCGGCGCCGTGCAGTCTCTCGGCATTTTGTTTAGCACGGAAGTATTAAGGACAGTTGTCCACCGTTTTGGGCCACCGGTTCACTCCGGCCTGACACAACCCCAATTCAAATCAACTTCTACACTCGGATGGGCGGGAGCGGCGGGAAGCTGACGCGCCTCGGAACAATCACATTGAAACCCCCCCACAACTGGGCGAGACGAAGACGACTCATTGGTTTGAGCCGAAATGACCGTTGGGGCCTCTTAAGCAACTGCTGAGGCTTCACAAACACATCGCAATGCGCCATGCGCGACAAACACATCAGACGGTCCAATGGCCCACCGGGCTCATCTTCACGCATCTCGTACTCACGAGGAACGTAATCGCCAGGGATCACCTTTCGGGTTCCCACAATGCAATCAAACAATTCCCTCGGAAGCTCAGACCCCTTCTTTACATACCACCGAAGCTTAGGGTTATAAACATACTCCGCAGCCAACTTTCGCTGGAAAGGAGTGACCCTGAGAGGAATGGTAACACCCTCTATAACCTCGGTCTCTGGACATAGCTCAATGGGCATACCAAGCCCGCCAAGGTGAACAGGGAGGAACCAGTTTGGTCCACGGCCCGACAAAGTCAAACCGTAGATCGCTCTAGCCCTCTCCATAATCTCCTTAGCTGCCAGTCGAACGCAGGGGCAGAGACGGAAAGTCTCCGAGATAGATTTTGCGAGTTCAAACGGACTCACATCTGACGAATCATCACGCTGCTTCTTCACACTCCCAGTCACCAGTGTCTGGTTGAAGTAACCAACACGGATCATCTTTCCCTCACGGAGGAGGAACACTTGGGAATTGATCTGTATGAAGTCGCGGCACACATAATTCTTTCCAACTGACAAAACAAAGCCAGCATCTGCGACGCGCGCACGCCAGAAAGGAACAAAAGACGCGGGGGCGAGAAAGGCAACATCGTCACCATTCACCTTAACTGTCTTCCTCATGGCTGCACCGCAGGCGGTACGGAACCGCACCTCGGCCTGTCTGTCTTTCCAACCCGGGACTGAATGAGCTGCCTCGATCCAGTCCGAAATGCTCAAACGGAACACTGCGAGGTTCGTTACGCACAGAAAAGGGAAGCTGAGGGGGTGACCCATCAGCTGGCCATTCATCCTCCAAGCGACATACTCATCAGTAAAATTACGATAAGTCATCAAGCCTGGGAGAAACGAATTCCGCGCGCTCTGCATCAGGGTGGCTGGTATGTCCAGCCCACCAAGACCCTGCAGATTTGCTTCCGTTGTATCACGGCTCACCGTATCAGTGGCGGCTGCGTAGTCGCCCGACACAAAGTGAATGGGGTCAGAAGCTCGATCAAACTTTTTTGTGATGTCATACATCCGCTGCATGGAAGCCGTAAGGTCACCGTTTCGCATGGTGGACTCTGGCCGGTTTTTCCAAGTTTCAAGCAGATGCCCTTGCAAGGGCTGTAAGATCGAGTAGAGAAAAGAATTTCCAGCAGAGATCATCCTGACCTTGCCACCGGGCTCGGTCAATGCAACGCAACTAACGGAAGAGGTTAGCTTTTGCCCCTCTCGTATCCGGACTTTTGCGTCGTCACCACACACAAACTGCCACCTGTCATCTCCATCCTTTGTTCGAGAATGAAGCAGGTCCTGCGCTACCAATGGATATGGCACGCGGTCCAATTCAGGGGGCTCGACTGTAAGAGCCTGTTGTGCATGATACCGCCTCTTGAATGCGTCGTAATTGGTTTGACGCCAAGAAGTCATCTCCTGCTGAATGCGATGGACCAAGCCTAGTCGCTCTAGCTTGGCATGTTGTTTGGGCTCAGTAAGAAAGGCGACCTGAGCCTGTGCTGTGAGTGAGAGTGATCCTTCCGTAGACCTAACCTTCTGCGGCCGTCCATCCTCAAAAAATATGGACGCCCGGTCGGTTGGAAGAAATTTGCTGTACTCCGGTTTCTTTTGCCCATATGTCTCTTCCGCAAGGTCACGGATGGCCTCGAAGAGAGAAAGGGATATTCCGGGTCTGGTACAGTCACCCAAAAGACGAGCATGTTTCTTCCATGCCGTCTCAATCCTGTTTTCATTTGCTGCGACCCATCCCTGCTTCGTCCCCTTTTGGAGGGAGTAGAGGAAACTTGCGTCGCTTAGACCGCGTCTCTGGACTGCGCGTGCCAGATCGAACGCCAGGATGCCGCGGAAAAGCTTTCCCGCGGATGCTTTGGGTTTTTCCGGTGCGGGATCAGTTGAGCGATTGAAACGCCACAACCATTTGTCCAGGTGGTACTTGACATAGTCCATCTCTGAATTCTGATCATCCACACACCGAAGAATGCGGCTTGTCACCGCGCGAAACTCCTCACAGTACTTGTTGAATACTCCCGCCCCTTTGAAGGTAGCGCGGCCATCCATTGAAAGATGATGCGCGCACCAACATCGAACGAGCGAGAGCATGATTGAATCTGTTGATGGGTCGAGCAGACGTCCGCGTCTGCACCGGCCCGCAATAGTCTCGACAACAGGAGTGTAGGAACCACACTTGCCACCACTATCGGCCCTTTCGGGAGCTGGTTGCTGAGTGGCAACGGGAACTTTTTCCCCAGTTATCTGCATCGCCGTACCGCACGGCCTCGGGTCCTCTACGGAGTGCTCGAGAGACACATCCAGTGTCTCTGCAGGCGGAGTGAGAACTTGCTCCGCGGAATGAAGTTTGATATCGGTTATCATCT